TTCATAATTATGGTGTTGTATCTGATGCGTATGTGTTAATTGAATATAGTAGTATTGCTGCTGAATCAGTATCATCAACGCAAACCAATTGAATGACATTTGTTGCGGATTGGTCTAATGATGTACTCCCAACTTTGTTTATTGTTGAGGTTGTAAAATCATCTGCTAATGTAATTACTGCGCTACTCAAAGTACCTGATAAAACAATATCAATTACTTGACCTAATTTCATATTTTGAATAGTAAGTGTTGCAGTTGCAACGTTACCTGTAAGTAAAAATGCACTAGCCGTACTTGCATCTATATTTTGGCTCCCTGTACCTGTGCTCGTAGCTTTTGCAGTATATCTTGCTTCAAGTTTATCGTGTGTAATCGCATCATTTGCAACCATTGCAGTTTCTACTGCTGTGTTAGCTATTGTAACCGCTCCAGTATTTGTCATAGTTACATCTCCACTTAGAGCAGCAGCAGTCATTCCAGTACCATCACCTATAAGGATTTGAGTAGTGGCTAAAGCTTTTTCTGTAAGAACACCTGAACTATTGGCATCACGAACTAAAAGACTATTAGCGGCTACGTTTTGCATTTTAGCAAGTGTAACCCCTGCGTCATTTAAAGAGATTGTTACCGCTCCTGTGGCAGAATCTCTTGCGATTGGAGCTGTAGCTGTTATAGAATTAACATCTCCTGCATCATCTGTATATAGCTCGGTGAAATTATCATTAACCTTATCAAAGGCATCTCTGACTGTATCCCCTGTACCATCATTAGCGACAGTCCCTATATTTATTGTTTGTTTAGCCATTTTTTATATTATTATTTTATCTACTGTCTTCTTTATAGTGTCTACAAATATCTTTCCTATACTTGATAGAAATGCTCTACCTTGAATTAAAAAAGGATATGCCTTCCCCCATGAATCATCTTCTACTTCTCCAAACCAAGAAACCTGATATATCAAACCAAAATTCATTATTTATCTTTATTAAGGTAACAATTCAACTTGTTTTCGTTTTCCTTCTTAGGTTTGTAATATGTCTTTTTTTTCTTCTTCTTTTTCATAGTTGCCATCCATTGAATAATGCGTCTTTATCGGGATAAACATCCTCGTTATTATTACTATAATACTCAGGGAATTTGGATGAAGCGTTAAAGCTCATGTACTCAATAAATCTATTAGTATAGTATTCAGCATAATCCCTTTCTTTGGCAATCAATAAATCTATTTCCGATTTTTCAGCCAACTGGCTATTTTCACTTGTATGCTTGTAAACACCTCCATTGGACACGCTATAAGCTGCAAATGGCAAATACTCCGCCATAGCAAAGTGAATCAACATAGGCTGAATGTAATCATTAACCAACGCTAAATAATCACCTGTTAAGGATGCACCTCCAGTGCCCAAAATATCAGTGCTTATTTTGTTGTATAAATCACTACCAAGATAATTCCTCACATGAATCTCCTGAGCGAGTTTGATGAATTGTATGAATTTATCAGTATCAACATTTCCACTTAGAGCAGTGTTCTTTACTAAATCCTCTCGTTTTATAAATAAAGCTGTTGCCATTATTCTTCAATTTGGGTATCAACATCATCCTCTACAACATCACTAGAATCTTTTTTTATACCAGTTTCTTTCTCTATCTCTGAATCAGTTATAGCATTAGTTAAATCGGTAAATTCTAAAGGCTGTAGTGTTTTGAAGTATATGTCTAGGTTAATTTCATTGTATTCTAATATCCTCTCTAATTCGTCTAATATCGTAACCTGCATAGGTCTTATAACAGTATTGTCCATAAGCAGTGAAGCTGTTTGGAGTTCCTCCGCATTATTGCCAAGTCCAGTATTATCCTTAATACCAACAAGCATTGGAGATACAATCCTATGGGATACCATAACCTTCTTCATGGATTCATCAGATAAGAATTGATATTGTTGATGGGCATCTGTAAGTTGTACTGGCTCTATAGTTGCAGCTAATTCTTTGCTATCGTTAAAGGCTAATATAAACTTCCCTGCATTAGAGCTTCCACTAAATTTATTGTAGATTGCTCTTTCAATATCATCCCTCTGCTCCTTGTCGGGGACACCATTATTGAAGTTAATAAGCATTGATGGAGCAAGACCATTCTGGATATTGTTTATATGGTAGTTTGCAATTTCTTCCTCAAGCTCTGCGTACTGGAGACCCCCTTGATAATCTACAGGAGAATAATAATAAAATCCTGCTCTGTAGGGTCTGATATACAGTATCTCAATAGCATCTTTACTCATTCCAAACGAAGATATTCTCTTGGGAGTATCTTTAGGTCTTACCTCTGACCAATCTGGAGAGTAGTAATAAGCTTTTATTTCTCCATTAGAATCAGCTTTCTCGGCTCTTAGGGTCTCTACTGGTATATGTTCAACTTGGGCAATCCTACTTCTATCCTTAGTATATATAATTTGAATAGCAGCTTGACCCATCATCTTATAGTCATAACATATCTTCTTCATGCAGTCCTTCTTGAACAACTGCTTCATTTCATCGTATGACTTAGAATTTTCTTCGCTATCAGTTGCATCAAGTCCCCTCCCATATATCATCTCGGCAATGCCATTTATAGATGCATTATTGGTTGGAGAACCATTATATCTGTCAATAAGGTAACTAAAGTAATCATTGTCCTCACCATACTCTACCCAGTCATAACGAGTAGACTCATTAATCTCTGGTTTGGTGTAAGAAGATAATCCCAATACATGGACAAACTGCTGTGGTTTGCTAGGTATCGGATTGCTTGTTCTTTTTCGTGCCACTTTAAGTGTTTTATTTTTACTCATTATATAATTACATAGTCATTATCATAACTTGTTTCCTCAGTGTATTCTCCATTATTGATAAAGTATTTATCTAGATTAGACTGGTCAGTACAAAAGATAAGACCTCTATATATCTCCGTAGAGCCATCTTTGACCCTAAAGCCATACTGATTACCCTCCTTGAGAGAGAAAGCCCCTGTAAGCACCATGTAATCGTCTGAGGTGGACTTTGAAACAGACACTGTCGATGTAGTTCTTGTAGATTTATCTGTTAGAGATAAAGTTGGAGAACTTGCATCAGCTCTTGGTATTATTTTCAAGCTTTGATTGCTTGTTGATGTTGTTAAAACCTCCATACTAAAGTAATCTAAAGCTAATAAATTGTTTTTATAGCACAAAAAAAAGAGGGCATAAAGCCCTCTTTCATCATTATCAAAGAAAGTATTAAGGTTGTCTCTGAGGCCCCGCAGTTTCACCTGCTGAAGATAATCCTGCGAATGGACTTGCAGCAGTTGGTGCAGTAACAAAGTTAGGCATTGTTGTCTCGGTAGCAGTAAGGGTCAAGGTATAACCTTGCATATCCCCCATTGCAGTTCCTGTTACAGCAGTTCCTCCTGTTACTTCAGCTCCATGCTCTAGTCCTACACACATAACACTTAATCCACCCTGACCATCTTGAGTCTCTACAAAAACATGAGGTCTGCCAAAAGCCATTAGCTTAAGTTCTTTGTTGTCCTCTTTCGTTAGTTTATGTAGTGTTACATTCAAGACTTGCTCAAAGTAAGTTGTGCCATTTTCAGTAGACGTAATAATATTTGTTTCTAAAGAAGAATTGTTCCTGACATCATAGATATAATAAGTAAAGGTTCCAGTTAAATCTGTTATTTCATCGTTTGAGCCAGTAGTTACTGTCCCTAAATCTCCGAAATCAACAAAATAGATTTTACTTATACCACCTACAGCATCTTTACATGGTTTTTTTCTTCCTCCTGTTAAATCACAAGCCATAGTTTTTAGTTTTATGAAAAAAGGGTAGATAGGCTCTTAGCTTACCTACCCCTTATTTCGGTTAATTATCTATTAAGAGTAAAGAACAATATCAGAACCAATAGCGTGTTGGATTCCTGCTGTAAATCTCATAACTACTCTTACGTTTTGAGAACCATCGATGTCAGCCATGTCGATAACTTTGACTTCGTTTTTGTCAGATAGCAATCCAGTTCCAAAGAACAAGTTGCTTTTTTCGGCAGCTACCATTGTATCGGAAGCTAGTCCAGAAGCCAATACGATATTGATACCATCAAAGGTTAAAGCACCTCCGTTGAACCATTGTGTACCTTTAGCATCTGTACCTGCTGCTCCTACGTTGGAAGCAAAACCGCCCAAAGCTCTTACATAAGCTCTATATACATTGGGAGCCACATAGATGAACAAGTCATCAGAACCATAGACTGCTGTAGGGATAGCATCCACTACAAGACCGATTTTTGCAATTACGTTAGAGGCAGTTACCGCAGCACCTCCACCTACATCAGTTACATCAGCATCAGCTAATAGAGTTGTTTTAAACCCATCAAATTCACCTGCATTTGCGTTAGTACCACCCCAGATATTATTTTCTAGTTTCTGTGCTACTTTAGCCCCTACATGACCAATTAAAAAGTCAGCGAAGCTAGAAGGTAGACTAGAGTAAGCTGAGTATCCCATAGATACAGCTTCCCAGTCAGAGATGAAGTCTTTCTTACAAAGTTGTAGGTTAACTTGAAATTCTTCTGGTTGAAGGATTTTCTCTGTCAAGGTTACAGTTGACGTTGGGTCAAAATCACAAGAAGCGTTTTTAACGATGTCGTTAGTTGCTACTTTCTTCATTACTTCTTTAAACTTGATATTAGGTTTAATAGTAATTAAATCATTAGCTAACGTAGTACCACTAAGAAGGGCAGCAGAAATATATTTCCCTGCGAATTCACCTGCATAAGTAGTAGTTATTGAAGTTGTTGTTGCCATTTTATTATCTTTTTATTTGTTTATTATTATGATTCAGAAGCCCAGATACCTACACCACCTGTAACATACCAAGCAGTTTCAGCTACAGCTTTTAGTGTAACAAAATCACCTTTGTTAGCAGTTGCTTTTGTGTTTATCCAGTCTTTATTTACAGTACCACTTGCAACTGAATCAGCAGCAGCGTTAGCGATACTTCCATTTACACCATCTAAAGCGTTTGGAGAAAGAGTGATAATATTGTTTCCGTCTGCACCTGTGTTTCTAAAAGTGAATTCCATCCCTAGATTGTTTGAATCAATTAAAGGAAGTGTAATTACTAAAGCATCAGTTGCAATGTTGAATTCTGTACCTGCTTGATTAGCACTTACAGCACTAGAGGTAGTCAAAGTTTCTTGCTTTGACCTTGCTCTTAATACATCATTTGAAGTTGTTATTGTTGCCATTTTTAATTATTTAGTTATTATTTATTTTTTCCATAACTCTATCTAAAGTAGTCATAGGTCTATTAGGGTTACTGACCCTTAAATTAGGTTGCTCCGAATTTGATTCTGGACTGTGTTTAATTGGTTCAGCAGCAGGTTCAGCAGAAAGTTTTTCTAGTTGCTTAGATAAATCTTCCTTTTGACTTTTGTACTCTTGAAGTTCACCTTTTACAGCTTCCTTCAATGAATCTAATTCAGCTTTCATAGCAGAGATAGTAGACTTGAAATCTTCTTCAGTTACATATCCTTCCATTAGTTCTGTTTCTCCTTCTTCCACTTCTTCTTCTAAAGACTCGACTTGCTCAGTAGCTTCTTCATTAAGTTCTGTGGAGGGTTCCTCGATGTTCTCAGAAACGCTTTCCTCACTTTGTGCTTCTACAACTTCCTCTTGGACTTCTTCTGAAAGCACGTCTGTTGAAAGTTCTTCTTCTTTAGTGAGTAAAGACAACTTCTGCATAATGTCGTTTAAAATAGTAGTTGCTTTTATACTCTCCATCTTTTTATAATTTATAATAAAGTAATATACCTGTTATATAGTGTTAGATTTTTGACTAATTAGCAGATATACAAGCAGCACAGTCGCTATACGAAACCACTGAATTAACTTTATGTTCTGCTGAGGTTCTCGCATGGGTTACTGTGTAACATCCACTATGATTTGTATTGCTAAAATTAAAGTAGTAAATATTATTAATAGTCAATTCTGTATCTACAATATAAATCTCTTTATGGGAACTATGACCGCATTTCTGTAGCTTATAATAGTATGTAGTGTGGGTTAGCGTTATATTACCAATTCCTTGAGCCTGCATAGAACCATCGCAGCAATCTATAGAATAACTTTTACCATCGGCACATAGACAAGCCCTCCCACCGCTATTTGGTGATGTCCTGCTAGGAGTAGGCTGCTTTCTTTTCTTTATCATGATTTACTTGATTTTGGATGCTTGTTAGGGAGTAAGTCATAATCTGTAGTGTACTTTGCATTTTGCGGTCTACCATTCTTGATTAAGTAGAGATAGGCATTAACCCTTGCAAAAGCCCATTGACTAGCTGACTTAACTTGAGGGCTACTAGATGTATTAAAAGCTCCCAAACCACGCTGAAAAACAGAAGCGAGAACACCAACGCTAACACCATATCCCAATTTACTTTTATATTTCTTATTGAATTCATCAGATTTCTTTTTAAGTGACGCTCTGTCTTTAGCAGAGACTTTAGCTCCTGTTTTACCAGAAGCATCTCCTTTTGCAGTACCCTCACCTTTAGGATTCTTATTAGGAGTACCAGACTTAGGGGCTTTAGGACTGCTTTTAACATTCCCTTTATCATCAACTTCTGCGAGTGTATGTTTCCCACATGGCATATACCAGGTCTTACCATCAAATTCATGTTCATGGTAACCTTCGCATCCTAAATCCTTAGCACCTTTTAGTGCCATTTCTTTTGTAGAGAACGCTAATCTATCATCGATAACAGCATAATCATCATCTATAACTACAGATGCCATCTCTATTTCCCCAAGACCTTTCAGTTTACTTCTACTCCAAGAAAGTCCAGATAATCCACCCCATGCATCGTACATTAACTTGCCACATCCATCAGAATAGCTCTTAGATGCGTCTAAATCGCCTTTATGTCTAGAGAGGAAGGAGTACATCCTTTTTATCGTAGATACCGTTAGGTTGCTCCTAGAGGCTAACTGAGAGGCTCTGCGTTTTCCTACAGCAGTTCCGCAGGAACCCCAACCGTTCTTGTCAACGTATTCTAATACGTTTTTAGCATTATTAACTACAGAGTCAGGATAGTCATTATAAGTCTCCATTTTATACTTCTTAGATTCAATATAGTCTTGAACCTCAAACAGTATTTCTGTAGCTTCATTCTCATTTAATGATGGCTCTATGTTTGCCATCTCAAGTTTATCAGTAAAGTAACCCTCTATAGAAAATCCTTTTACCAAACCTGTCTTAACGTATTTCTCCCACACTTCATCATTGTTGACCTTCATGGAGACCATCCAAGTACCTACTGGCATATCAAGTCCATACTTCCTACTCTTGTCATAGGTTTCGTCTTCTATAATCCAACTCTCTACTACAGTGAGTCCATTGAGTTCAGCTTCATGTTCAAGGGTAGATTTGTTTTGATTGCCATTCATTAGAAACAATTCACTAGCTTTTCTTACCGTATCATCAGAGAAGTATATATAATATTCATCATCACCATCAGAACGATATATGTTCTTATTGGGGATTAAAGCTGCCCCCATGAGGATTCTCTTTTCATCATCTACTTTAGCAAGTTTAACCTTTTCATGTTTGTTTAAGGCGATGAAGTTTTCTTCTATAGCAGGTTTATCTACAATAGATATTGCCTCTATACCTGATAGAAGGGCATCTTCGTCAATTAGTAATTCTATAATTCTCATAATTTATTATTTTAAAATGATGCAATGTCTACTGTAGTACTTTCTGTTTTATTAAATCTATTTAGGTCATCCCAGACTAATTCAACCTTTTGGTCTCCTTGTGTTCTAGCTAAAGCCATCCCTAATTGAGAAGTTTCAGAAGCTCCTACTACATTGAAATCTGGTGCTGCTACTCCAGTACCACTTGAGCCTCCCCCTCCAATAGAACTTGAAATACCAGATAGAGATGCTATTTGAGCTTGAGCTTTTTTTCTTGCAGCCACAATACTTGCGAGTATTCCTCCTATACTTGCAGCAAATGTAGCAACACCCAATGGGCCAAGTTGAGATACATATGTACCTAAAGACATTGAAGCTTTTGATGCTTGTGCAGCTCCTTCTACAGCTACATCCGTTAATGCACTTTGAGCACTTACAGCATTTAATTTAGCCATCCTAACTTGTTCCATTACATGAAACTTTACCCTCATAACTTCTTGACCTATAAGTAAAGACTGTTGTAGAGTGAAGTAATCTCTCTCAGCTTTTATCTTTCTTATCTCTGCTGCCTTTTCAAGTTTTTCTATTTTTTTAACTTGAGCTTCTTTTTCGGAGGAAGTTAATTTATCATTATTCAACACCACATTTTTCCTATCTCTTAATCTTGCTATTTCAGCATCATGAAATGATTTCTGTAATTCTCCAAGTGAGCCTGATGCTTTACCTAATGTCTTAAATAAATTATCAACAGTTTTAGCTTGTTCTTTTGCATTTTCTTTAAAGTCATCAATGATGATTCTAAGTTGCTCTCTTAAATCCTTCTGGTTTCTCTTAAATCGAGATGAAAAAGCCTTAAATAGTTCTTCTCCATTAGTTAAACTTTCCTCGTATTGTTTTCTGGATAATCCGAAGAAGCTCTCAAAAACACCCTCTAAAAGCTTTTGACGCTTTTTCAATTCGTCATGAGTTGTTCCTGTTATTTCTTGTTCAAATTTTTTAACTCTCGCACCTCTATCGCCACCTTTATCGCCTTCAAGAATAACAAATTCTAGCAAAGCATTCATTTCTTCTTTCTTGTTTTTTATAAATTCGTTATGTTCTTCTGTCTCAGATTTAAGTCTCTGTATCGCTTTATCCCTATTTAATTCTTCTACCTCAGTAAATTCTCCAACAGAAATTGCCTTCTGTTTCAACAACTGTTCTTCTGTAAGTCCTAATTTTAACAATTCTTGTTGTCTTGGAACTTGTTTTTCTAATACTTCTGCTGCTAATTCTGTGATTTTACCCTGAGCGGCTTGAGACATTGCCAACTTGATAATAGAATCCCTGTAGTCATCATTTGCTTTTGCAGCATCTTCGGTCAAATTTTTGACATCATCTATAGATAACGATGCGTCATCTAAACTTTTTATATAGTCAGGAAATTCTTTGTTAAGCTTTCTGATGGCTATTTCCTTTTGTTCATCGCTTACAGTTGATGATTCCAAAATGGCTATGTAGGTTTCAAATTTTCCAGATGTATCGTCTACCTTATCCTTCATGTTGGAGAAAGCATCAGATACTGGGTCTGCTGCTGCTTTAGCTTCTTTGAGACGCTTAGCTATTTTAGGTAAAAAAGATATTAGTACTTGAATACCAATAAGTAGACCTCCAGTACCCATTATAGATTTACCTAATTCTCTAATCGTGTTTGCAAATCCCCCTGCATTGGTAGCGGAAATCTGAAGCAAACTAACCAACTGACCTATGTTGTTCGCCATGCCTTGAAAGCCATAGGCTGCATCGGAAGCTAATCTTGAACTCTCTTGAAGTATAGCATTATTAAGACCAGAGGTGGCTTTATTATTCGCTAATGCACCTGTTAAACCCCTTGTAGCGGTACTCATTTCTAGAGTTGATTTAGCAGCAGCTACATTAACCTCTTTCTGTATTTTTATTCTTTGATTTAAAACCTCTAAATCAACCGCCTCTTGCTTTTGTAGCTTAGCGAGTCTTTTAGTAGCAGCCGCCAAAGCATCTACAGAGCCTTTGGTTTTATTTACAACCTTACTTGCGTTAGCATCACTAATCTGAATATCTATAAGTATCTTCTTACTTGCCATAGTATTGTCTCTTTAATTGTTTTTTTACTCCGTTCCAATTTCCTACAGCCTTATACTTGCCTTTAGCGATATCCACATTCTCTGATACTCCGTACCAATCATTTGTGTTTAGTAAATCTATAATGTTCTTTATCATATTATAGTATCAAGTCCTGTTATTAAATTAAGTAATTCAAGCTCTGTTGCTCCAGTGTTAAGGTTTGTCTTTATAGAATTAATACGGAACACCCTATCTTGTATCTTAATCTGGTCATTTAATTTATATCTCGTTAGTATTTTAGCAGGGAGGAAACATTTATACTTAAATATTCTTTTATTCTGATTGTAAGCTCCTGAGATATATTTTATATAAAACTTAGAGAATAATGAATTTTCTGTGGCTATCAAGGTGCTTGAATTAGTTTCTCTATATATCTTTAGTTGCCATTCGTCAAATTCAGTATCAAAATTCAAACTATTTGCAGGAGGTACTGTTGATGTTCCTTCCTCGCTTGAATTCGATGGTCTCCAATATGTTGTTAAGGCAGACTCTGTACCTGAAATCCAGTTTATGTTTTTACCTCCTGTTATAGTCTGGTTAATTCCGTAAAACAGTAATGGTTTTATATCTTGTGGTTTATAATTACCTGTAGGTGTTGTTTTTTCAGTTGTGGCATCCTCATGACTAAATTCACCCCCTGCTGCATATCCGCACTGGATATAAGTTAAGTTTGAGTTTTCAGAAGTCGCAGCAGCCCCTACATCAAATAGTCTTTCATATTTCATGTGGGAAAACGGAATTTCGACTTTATACTCAACCCCTAAATCATCATAATGTTTAGGAGAGCTATACGTTGTGTTTCCAAACACTTTGTTATATTTTGTTTCATGGGTTTCCATCAGTATAGTATCCGTTTCTTGATACTCAAAAGAAACAGATGAAAATGGTCTTGCCACTTCAATTTCATGAGATTCAACATCAACAAAATCAACAAGGTCTATAGTACCCCCTGTCATATTATTTACTGCATCCGCATAGTAATTGTCTAAGGTTTGTACTTCTATCACTGGGGTTGATGCTAATGGCTCCTTAACATAAGCTGTGAGATTAAACATCTTAAATAGTCCAGATATAAAATCAGTAACCTTCATATCTGGAAAGTGATTGACTAAATCTTGCTCTGGAGATGTAGAGCTTGTATTGTTTAAAGCTCCAAAAGCATGATAGGTAAGGGTTTCTACACTCCCATTTGGAACAAACGTAAACAGCCCCACTTGGGCACTAAATGTTACTGCACCACCTAAAGTTTCAACCTCCCATCTTAATTTATACGTTCTTCCCTCTACTGTTTTCTCATTTGATAACTGATAGTTGGGATTAGCATCTAATGATAAACTCTGGTGAACTCCTGATATTGTTTTCTCCGAAATAACAGCTCCAGTTATATCATCAATGCACCTCAAAATCAACAAATCATAAGTACCAGATGTTATGGTTACAATTAATTGACTTCCGAATCTCCTTATGGTTGTATTGCCAGAAAGGATAGACTCTTGTGTAAATGAAAATGTATCATCTACTATAGCTAGATTAGCATTAGAGCCAGAAGTTACTAAACCAGATATTTTCTTAGAACTACCTAACTCTTTTGATAGGTTGTAATTTATTATTTCGCCACTCTTTCTAGATAGCCATAAGTATAAATTACTTATTGGAGATGTGTCGAAAAATCCCGTAAAAGATATTCCATACTTAGATTCTATTGCTTCTAAAACCTTAGTAACCTTAATAGCAGGTTTTAAGTCGGTGTATTTTAACCCTCTTGTAGCGTCTGTACTTCCTGAATAAAGATTGCCATCATAATTAGGTGCTGTTGAAGCAGAATCATAATATAGTCTTTTTTCCGATGTTATAAGGGGATATATTATAGCGTTGCTATGGAGTCCAGTTGTAAATCCTGTCTTTACGGTAGCTGCATCATAAGTAAAGTCTTGTATATTCGAGTCTAAACTTGCTACTAAAGCAGTTAGCTTTTCTTCCTTCATGGCTTCCCTTAGCTTAATTAGCCCCCCATAAAAAAGAACAGTATAGCTTGATGCTTTATTGTTCTTCATCTCTGTAGACTGAAGGTATATATATCCCTCTCTAAAGGGCATATAATTCATGTGTATCTTAGCTAATTTTTTAGTAGACCCATTGAATCCAATTACATCTGGATTATAAAAGTGTTTAAATAATTTATTGTTAGTATCGTTAGCAGGAATCTTAAATGTCCTTGAATAATCGGCAAATATCTTAGCGAAGTCTCGTATGTCTTGTATAGAGGATACTAGGGTTATAGATTCGTCTTTAAACAAGTCCACCTTGCTATAGCTCCTTGTGGCATCACTAATATCATTTTGGTCAATATACAACTGAATATCTATCATCTAATGTCTTGGATATAGTTGTTGGCAACCTCAAATTCTACAGTAAAGTTAAGTAGCTTTTCATTCACCTCTTTTTTTTCTTGAAAGGATGTAGTTGATGGAATTACAGGGGTTACGCCTGACTCTTGATGAACCCAACAATGTTCTGTTACCATGAGTTGTTTTATAACCTCATTATGGTCTTCTGTAAGATAACCAGTATTCATTGTTAACTTTTCCTTACCACTTATATCTAAGGCTTGTCTTGACGCTTTATATTCATTATAAGAAACACTAGATTCCCCTATATCTAGTATAGAACGCTTATAACCCTCTCTATTAACCTCAAATGAGTCATCCCTACGCTTGAAGAACCAAAGGTCTTGAATTACCCCAAACTTGTTAATAAATGATATCTTATAGGAAGTGTTTTTACAATCATCTATATACTTTACTTTTTTTCTTATTATTTGTCCGTTTTGCAGAGTAGCTTTGATTTCATCGGCTAAAGATGGTATCTCTGATTGTAATTGAAATTTTGTTGAGTCCGCAGTTCTAGCTTGAGTAGCGTCAGCTTTTAATAGAGTTGTATCGGCTTTTAATTCAGTAGAATCTACTCTAAAGTTAACAACAGAACCACCTATCCTTTCGGTCTTAACAGATGTTCCTGCCTTTAAGTATTCAACTATAAACGCATTATCTTCCTCCACAGATTGAAAAAACGGAACAAAAGCTCGTTCTCCCCTTTTTACAAACACAGTGTCATTTGATATTAAGTAATTATTAGATAGTCTTGGATTTATGCCATCTTGAAATTCTCCATATCCAGTAAATGCAATTACATTATCTTTATCTATGGTGTCTTTAAATGAAGGGTTGTTATCAAATACTCTATCTATAGTAAATTTAACCCATGAGTTTTGAACAATACTTGAATAGTCTCCATCAAAGGATATATTTATATAATCTTTTATCAATTCGGAAACCTCAAACGTAATTATAGATTCGTTTGTTTCTGGGTCTGAACTAGACAGCCTATCTTTTGTTAAAGTGTACTTAGGTGTTGCAGGAACTGCTTTTTCACTGCCTTGCCATATATATATTTTTAATGTTGCCTGTGTTATTGTTGCCATAATATCTTATCCTAAGTCATAATATTTTCCAAATCCAGATGTAACTGCGGTTCGTGTATTTCTCCTATATAGGAATACTCCATCTCTTGTAAATCCTTCACGCCCATTTGACAAAAACTCAATTTCTTCGGCTTTTGTATCAATGCTCAGGCTTCTTAAAGAAGCTGCCCCTCCAAGACCATTTGTATGGAAGTATGCTGAATAATAGAATCCATATATTTTATTTGCTTCAAAAATAACTGAATCTCCATGAACACGATTACTTATTCTTGGTATAAGAAGTGGAGTTGATGTAAGAGCTGCTTCAACCGCATTCCTGTCAGCATAAGAATAAAAATCATAAGTGTACATCTTGTATGGGTCTGCCCATTGATTAGTAGTAGTGTCTGAGTTTTCAAATAACTGTGTGATTATGCTTTCAAATTTAGGCATACTAACATATTGATTGAATTCAAACCCTATAGTGTTTTCTGTGTTCTTACTTATAGAAGAACTAGATGCGTTTGCAGCCACTATATTTGTTCCTGCTACTTTAGTTGAGGCTTGGTTAGAGAAAACTATATACGATGGGTCTGAACTTGCAAAATTCAATTCTGAAGCTGATATTGTCTTAACCACAGTACCATCCACATAAATCTTCAAAGTTAAAGCACTTGGGTTTTCAGCGTACCTAACTTTACCAGTGCCATCAGATGGGTACATTTTTACCATCATAGCATCTGTTCCGCTTACAAGATTATACGTATTTGCAGGGACAGAAGAAGGAGGCGATGGCAAGGTTTGAGAAACTTTAATAACTGTAGGGCATCCGAAAGTAATTTTATATCTATCAGTTCTTAGGGGAGCTTCTATAGTTAAATCGAAGTGCCCTGTAGTCGCATGAGATGAAGGGATTGCTATTGTTATAGTAATACTTGAATAATCACCTAAAGGAGTAAGTTCTGAAGGAGGTATTCCTAAAGCTATTAAATCTTGCTCATAAGCATCGTCACCTCTATATCCCACAACTGTTGGAGACGATTCTGTAGAAAATTGGTGGGATATCTTTATTGGCTCTTTAATTTCAAAAGTTAACACTAAATTTCCTTCAGTTCCAGAAGTGTCAATCCTATATATTCTTGTCCCTGCATCATTTGCTATATTAACAACCTGGTTTGTGGATTCTGGGCACGAAACAACTTGCGTTACTGTAGCAGGAGGGTTGTATTCGTCTGGTAGCGGTTCTACTGGAGTTGGGTCTGTTGGACTTGTTGGAGCTCCTGTAGAGTCCACATTCACATAGAATGGGCTTCTAACGTTTATCCTTTCGGTTGTACCTGTTGATGTTGCCATAATTATTTTATTATATAATCGTCTCCTTTTTTAGTGTAACCTGCTCTTATCATAATTTCATCTAAATTCAATTCTACATCCTTAACCATAGGGTCTTGTATAGAATCTATTTTTTGCATAGCTATCTCAATAGCGTCATCTATAAAGTTGGTTGGGGTTATGCCTTGAGTAGATAGCTTATTTTGTATTCTCATAGCTAAACTTTTTATTTTAGCATCAGTTATCTTTACAAATCTTCCGCTAAAATCTCTAAGCCTAACTGGTTTGTTTTTCACCCAAGATATCAAACTCCCTAAATCAGCTTTGACCTTCCCACCTGAATCCAACTTCTGGGCATAGTCGCTCCCCTCAATCATGTATCCAAATCCGTTTGGCAAATCTTTATATATAGTTGTTAAGCTTTTTGCTAACTGACCAGTATAATTTATCTTATTAGATATATTCCCAGATTTATATTCCCTTGTCCTGTTTCTCTCTAACTCAATGCGTAGTAATTCTACTAATCTATCTGAGAAACTAGAAATGTATTTTTCTGTATTGTTAAATTTAACTGCTAAAGACATGATGAACCATTTGCATCGATTAGTGCCATATCTGAATTGGGTACTTCAATATTAAGAACCATAGACCAACCTGTAAGAAGATTCTCAAATCTATCCTCGAAAAGAGAAGCTGTAGCCGATTCATTAAGTTCATAGCTATTCGACTCCATGCCTCCCCTGCGAAGTGAACTCTGGAGTCCATTAACCACAGTAAGCATCGTATTAAGAATATCTTGCTTATTATCCAACCCCAAGTGAGGCTTCGCCACATTTTGTTTATCGTCTTTACTTTCATCGACAATATCCATTACAATTACGTTAATATTAAAATTCATTACATGGTCGCTGAATGTAACATCGTTTACACCAACATGGGCAAGTGGGAAGATGGTTTGCTTAGACAAATCTACCTCTAGTATATCACCAAATGTAACAGTTTTAATACTGTTATTGCCAATTAGATAATTGTAGATGTTATCAATAAGATTATAATACGTTTTCATTTATCTTTTGTATGCTTTCTTTATTAGTTTAGCCTCTAGCTCATTCTTTTCCTTTTCGAACACCAGAAAATTTAAACACTTGAAAAGTGATTCTTCGGTAACTTCGTCAAACTTGAGGACATCTCCTTTAGCAAGTCCGTAAATTGATTGATACCAACCCCACTTTGCTCCAAAGTTTCCTTGAGGGGAGAGGTCTTGCCCTTCTTCACCTCCGCCTCCATATAACTCAGGGTAGCCCTCGATAACTCCTTCCCTAAATCGTAAAAAAAAACCATCGAACTCATTACTGCATCCATTGGCATCTCTTTCATCATCATCTTTATATCCTCATTAGGTTTATACGGAGCTATCGTATATTTGTCTTTAGACTTGAAATTAACAACCCTGTACAAAACACTCATTGCCTCATGGATTTTTTGCCAATCCGAAATAGTGTTTTCTAAATCTATATACTCCCCAAGAGATATATCATCTAGTTTAGGGATGAATCCCATCTCAACCCCTCTAAGGTTAAAATGACGAACTAACTTAGGTTTTTCCTCAAATGCTTTAGAGACTACAGTTATTACTTTCTCAGCCTCCACTAAAGGAATCCCCTCTACTTCATTTAAATCAACATTGCAGAATATTTCAATAAGCTTCTTGTTAAGGAAGTTGTCGGCATCCTGCCCTTCATTTTCATCAACCACCTTAATGTATTTTTGATACTGCCCTAGAGTAATATCTGATAAAGTAGTTGGAACGTCTAACTCAATTTGCACTGTGGTATTCCCCATATATATAGTAATAGATTAATAGAATTGTGTACCTTAGATTGTCCATCTGCCTAATTGGCATAATAATATATAAAGTAGTATGTATATTACATAACTGTATATATAGATATATAACTATATATATATATATAACTAGATATATTAACTTAATATATAAATTATAATACTGTATATATTAAGATAGAAAATACCTTTATATATATATCCGCCATATAGTCAGTTGGAATTATTCTTATCGTAGTAGTAGCAATATAGCTCCCATATTTTAAGGGATGCCTCTTTTACAGGGTATCTCTCTGTACTGCGTATTTTATCTGTATAGTGGTCTATCTCGATTAGATAATCTTCTTCATGATATTTCTTTGGCACATAATATATCTTGATACCATTAGCTAAACACCAACTCATACATTTCCATTGGTCAGCTCTAAATATTTCTTTAGGGAGTGGTTTGCGTTTTCGTGCCATAGTATATCGTTGCAATATATAAATAATATTTCTAATATCCAAAGGTGGCAGTTGGAAATGGTAGTGTGTGTAGAGTGTGGTCTAATATACTCGAGCGAAGCGAGACCCCCGAAAGTCCCCCTCAAATAAGCCTCTCTAACGAACGATAATTTTCTCGATGGGGTTATATGCCACTGAGGTATAGAAGTAGGCTAAAACATGCCTCTAAATGCGTCTGAGGGGATAGGAAGCCACCTATTAAGCCCCTTTTTAATTCTCTTTTGCTGAGTCCCAATGAATTACCAAAATATAGGGTATAAAAAAACCGCCCTAAATGAGCGGTTATATTTAATTAATTAGTATTTATTTTTATTTATTGTTGAATAATTCTCTGCCCCTTACAATGATGTTTGAGGCTTTGTTTGTATCAATATTATAGTATTGTGCAAAGCTATCAACCGTCAAAAAGTTGTTCCAATAGTCTAAGTACATTAAAATAATTCTATCGTGTACTTTTTTAAATTGTGCGTTAAATTGTTCTTTATTTGCCATAGGTTTTTATTTTGTATTGTTCTTTTTGGTAGTCATCAAAAATAAATTCTTTCTTTATTTCTAATTTAAAACGTTTCTTTACTTCATGTAATGTATAATCAATATAAGTCTGTTTTAATATTGTAAAATCTTGTTCCGCTTTACATTGATATCCTATTTTATTCTTTTCAATAGTAAAAATAATTCCTTTGTATGTATATACTTGCATAATCAATTTATAAGTTCTTTAATAAAATATTTGTAAAGGGGTTTAATACCTTTAATTCTATTTCTATACAATGTATCTTGAGTAGAAAAAATACCTTTTTGTATTTCGATTACATTTCCAGAAATTGCCCAATTCAAAAAATTTGTTTTCATATTATCGTTAATTATATAAATCTTCTTCAATATTATATTGGTGTAGTTTTTCTTCAATTTCCTCTAGATTGTAAGACTGAACAACTGCCCTATCTAGACACAATTCAAATTGACCGTCTTTATTTAATCCAATGTGTCCCCCATATTGAGCGTGAAATTCAGTCCATCTAAAACCATCTTCTAGAGTTTCATCTTCGTAATATTCCAAAGGTTTGGACGAATAATAAATTACAGAAATAGTTTCTTCTTCTTCATATACTTCATATAATTTATTATGAAAATTATTAACGTTTGTTATTTGTCTTTTTGTTCTTAATTCTTCAAGTGTCATAATCTACTTATTTAAATTAGTTAATCTGATTTCCTTTGACCTTATTTTGGCTTTTATATCATCAGTTGACAAAGTACCATAATAAGCATTTGAATATAGAAACTCTTTAAGATACTTTATTGTAGTGCGTGAGTAATCCCAATAATTAATATCTAAATAA